TGTTATCAGCCGGACTTCTGTCTTTCGTCCTTTTTCCACTGGAGTGCATTTTTAAATGCATCGTGGTTTTTATATTGACCCTTTGGGTCGGGTTTTTGATTTTTGTTCTGGCTATCTGGCCATTTGTCTTGTTGTCTTTTTGTTGGTTTGTGCCTGCACCACTAGTGGTACTAGGGACATTGACACAGTACCACATAGTGATGGCAACATTGTTCTTTGTGTTTTTGATTACAATTCGGCGTTTCGTGCGGAATGAGTATGCACTCATATCAGTTGTTGGCCCTAAACATGCGTTGTGGTGTGACACTAACACACCGTGGCATGGCTTTGGCACTGGGCCAGTAAAATGGGTGGTGGCCTCTTTTGATCTAGGCGACGACCGCCTACTGGGGCAGTTCCAATCAAAGTTGTTGCAAACAACTGTTCCTAATGGTTCTTACTCAAACTATTATGAGTTGACTAGCATGCTGTGGTCACAATTTATTGTGGTCTTACACACCACTTTACTGCCTGGACCAAAAGTGTGGTTGGTGGTCGTTCTCTGGTCACTCAATGCCATCTTGGTGCTTTATCTAAGGCCCTTAAAGCGCATGGGCACAGTGATCAGGTACTATGCCCTATTGGTCATCGCTATCATCACACTAAACCCCAGCGCTGTTGTGTTTGGCATGGGTGTTCTGTATTCAATTTTAGTTTTTGTGGTGTCCTTGTTTTCCACTGAATTCGTTGAATGGTTTTCGTGGGTTTTAACAGCAGTGGCTGTGGATGTAACTGGTGCTTTTGTTGAATGGAATTTTATTTCCAGGAAGTATATGAACCGAGCGGGTTTTCGTCCCACTGGCCATGGCTCTGGGTTTGTCCCAGTCTTTAAGAATGCAGTCACCAAATTAGCCATAGTTGTGTCTGATCTTGGCCTGCCTCATTATATATTGGGTGGATCCTCCAATTATGATGCAGAGCATGTGCAAAGCACTCTAGACATCATGCGAGATGCAGGCTGGCCAATCAACGTGGAACTTGACACTCCTTCCAGGTTTGCCAGCACATCCGCCTATTCGAGCTGGCTTATATCTGGCACAACATGGCAACAAGGCATCCACAATCGCAAAATGTATGTGGATTCTGTATTGGACCCTTTACGCGTGAAAGCTGTGGAATGGAAGCGAACTGAAGAATATCGAACTTATGATAATGAGCAAGCTTCTGTTGCCAGGTACTTCAAAAGCCCTAGATATAATTACCCTGACCTGGATGTTAATGATGTCTGGTTCTTGTTGGGTGATATTTTCCGACATTCGCGTATTACCCCAATGAACTACATTATAAAAATGTGGGAGAAGAAATATGCACTTGGTTCATTTATGGTTGATCCACGAAACCCCAAGAAGAAGTACTCTCGTTGGAAGTTTATCTCCACTATCGGGTATAAAAATTTTAAGAATCTTTGGAGGAGAACTTTTGAGTTAGCTCCTCTGCTCGCACCCGTGTCGCACGTGTCCGTTAAGGATGAGGCTTTACCGGCCAAGAAGTTCTTGGCGGACAAGGTCCGGACTGTTGTGGGGTCCCCTATAGGGCAATACATTATGTCTACTGTTTGGAATTATTCGCCTAATCACAATTTTAGATGGGTCACAACACCAATCAAAGTGGGTATGCCACTTAATGGGTATTGGATGAATGAAGTTTATTCTTCCCATGCTCGATGCCAATTGCATTTTGCTGGCGATATGTCCGAATTTGATTCTACTCTGAGTGGCAATGTGCTTAAGTTGATAGCTGCCGTCAGGAAGAAGGGTTTTGAGCAACATAAAGATAGAGAACGCATTGCTACTCTAATTGATATAAACTATGATCAGGTGAGCAGGCAGCTCTTAAACACCACCAGTACTGGTGATATCTATGCAAAAGGCACTGGCCTTACCACTGGACATTCTTCCACAAGTATGGACAATTCTGTGGGGCTGGTGGTGCTTTACCTTTTGGCCTGGAAACAATTGACTGGGCTATCAGCCAAGGAGTTCAAGTTTTACAATGAGATATCTTGTTTTGGTGATGACCATCTGCTCAGCATGGCTGGTAATAAGCCAGCATCCTGGAATTTCAGATCTATACAATCGGTAATGAGGCGTTGGGGAGTTATAAACAATTTGGAAGCCTCTGGTCCTTTGACCAAGTTGTCATTTCTGTCCAAGTGGGCTAGGCTCCCTACTCCTGCCGATCTACTTGATTGCAAAGAAGCCGGAGTGAAAGCTCCTAAGTACGCCATTGTGCATGATCGAGACAGGCTCATAGGCAAAATGGTTTCGAAAGTCAAGAGTATGGACCCTCTTTACAGATTGAAAAGATTGGTGTCATATATGTCTCTGACACCTCATCATCCGGATGTGTACCACACTTTGCATAATTTGGTCATGCGCACAGCAACATTTAGGTCATTTTTGAAAAGTGATACCAATCCTCGTGGGGTGTCTGTACCCAGCTATAACAAAGTTGTTAAGGATTGGTACAAGCCTGACGCCACTTTTCCTGAAAATATGATAGATGAAGTTGAAGAAACATATGGCGCCAATGGGTCAATTATGGCTTACGGCGCCATAACTCCTCTGGACTCTTTTCTTGGGGCTATGGCTTTAATGCCAGATTTTGTCAATCCTTCTATCTTTAATTTTGGTTATATGGCCACCATTCAAAGTAAACTTCACACTTTGGTTTCGTGGCCTGTCCAGTTTCTCGCATTAGCTAATGGCACAAGCTCAACAGCTGAGGTTGGATATTTGTTGCGGAAGACTGTTTATGAGTTTCTTGATCCTTCTATTTGTGCACATATAGATCCATCTGCAAATTATACAACTTTGTTGGCCCGCCATTGGATTTTTCTTTCCCTGAAAAGCATGGTTCAGTGGAGGGCGACAGAGTTGCCATTGACTTCATTTTCGAGGAAGGTTGCCCAAGTGCAATTTTCTATCAATGGTCTGATGCAATATGAAACTAAGCGCTTTTCATTGCAAATTCTGGAATTGGTACTGATCGCTTTGTTGGGT